ATACTCCCATTATATACCTCCCGTAGTTTGTTGTCCTTCCGGCGTATAGCACCGCCGACCCTTTGACACCGACCGCGCCACGAAAAAGCGCCGTCCCGATCACCCACACGCGCACACATGGTAGCGCGGCGCATACAGTATTTTTGATAATCGCTCATGGTTTCACCGCGATTCTCTCAGCGAGATAGACCGAGAGCAAAACGGCCCCGGCCAGTATAACCCGGCCCACGGAATGTTCCGCGCTAGCATACCCAAAAAGATAATGCCCTACTTGACCTATGCACCAACCCAAGAAAACCCATGTTTTAATCATGGTCTAATCCTCGACCGCCACGCCTAGCACCCGGAGATACTTGACAACCCACGCAACCGCCGCGCCCGTTGTGCTGAACGGATTAGAGCGCCCGAAATCGCCTTCCGACATACCCGGAAAATATAGATCACCGCGTAGCGTTTTCTCGTCTTTGTCGTTCTCGTCTGGTTGTACCACATTTCCATAGTCACCGTTTCCGACACCTTCCGAATGGCGCGTAGTTTCGTTCTCATGTTCTTTGACGGAAAACCCAAGACGCCGTTGTGTCGCCGGGTGAACAAGCGCGAAAGCTAGCGCGTCAACGTCAAGGGACTCATCAGGGCGCTTGAGGGTTATTTTTCGGATGAAGCGACCCTTTCCCCCCCTAGTACCCGGAGAATTGAACATAAGCATTGACAACTCCACGCTATACCCGACCACCTGCAAACATTCGACAAGCGCGAGAATCGCCGCGCCGCGTCCGCGTATGGTTTCCGCGTTCATGCCGTTCGATACGGTCGAGCTTGCTACAATTTCGACCACACGACCGGGACCGTCTCGCATAACGTCCTGAAAGTTTAGCATACATTCAGGCTCCCCGGATAACATGCGCCCAACGTCTACCGCGCCCCCTTCCATGTCATAACAAGGCGTAGCGACCTTGATTCGCGCGCCTACTAGCCCTTCAATGTTTGACGCTAATTCTGCAACAAGCGCGGACCCTTCCGACCATCCGTGCCGCGCCATTTTTACCGCGCCGTCGTACCCGACGCCATCATCCCATGTTTTCGCCGGGGGTTTCCTGCTAGCACCACCGACAAGATGCCCCTTGCTATCGTCAAGCGGACTATCGGCGAAATCGACAAATTCCGCGAACGACTGAAATTCCTTCCAGACCTTGAAACGTCCCCGCGCTTTGTCTATCATGCGGAAGCCTTTACTTCGGCCTTGATCTTCTTGACGGTATCGGCGTCAAGACCCTTGAAGATAACGGACGCCTCAACGTCCTTACGGGATAGCCCCGCCTTTAATCCAAGCGCGCCAAAGATGCTAGCACGCGGGGAAACAATGTGCCGTATGTTGAACTTGTCAACCGCCGCGCGTACCTTTTGAACGTAGGCACACCATTCTAGATTGCCGGATATTTCGCGCTCTAGATCCTCGTCCACGTCCCACGGAAGCACAATGAAACGGTCCAGATTCGCTCCGTCTAATTGATTCCGGCCAACGTAGGTACGATTCGCGCCTTGCCCGAACGTGTTACCCGCCGCCATGATGATACAATCGGCATGTCGCTTGATAACGCCATCGGGAAAGCTACAGTACCCGTTGGCAAGTGCCGCGTTCAATACGTTCAAGACGTTCGCGTTCCCGTTGTCTATTTCGTCAAGAAGGATGATCCCGCCAAACTCAAACGCGGTACGAAATACCGTCTTGACGTACCCGCCATTAGCATCACAGTAACCAAGCAACCTTGATTCGGTAGTTTGAGCGCCAACGCTGATAGGATAAAAATCATATCCTAGCGCTTTAGCTACCTCGTCGGCGGCGCGAGTCTTACCGCTCCCGGCAGGACCGACCATCATTACCGGGATTTTGCAGGATATCCATTTTAACAGGACATCGAACTGTTTGTGTTGTCTGCCTACGTCCTTGACCGGCTTATTGTCGATCTTGATTTCGACCGTACGCGCCGGGATACCATCAAGAGCGATCTTAACGGCCTTGTCAACGCTATCCGCTAACATTTCGTCTAACGGTAGGTTATCCTTGACCAGACCCAATAGCGCGGCCTCAAGGCCACCGCTTGATGCCTTGACCTTTGGCGCAACCGGCTCCACGACTACCGGCACAGGCACAGGAGCGCCCACAGGCTCCCCCGCCACGACACCGCTAGGCCATGCGCCATCAATCAGCGCCTTGACTAGATCAGACTTCTTTGCGCCTGCTATCATCAAGCCCGTGCCTATCCCACGATCTCGGACTAATCGCCGCAATTCATCTACCTTCAGCGTCTCATATTCCATGTCGCGCTCCCCCTATCAAATTGTCAAGCACACAACGCGCTCAACTTCTATAAACACTATACGGGCACTTCGCTAGTTTGTCAAGGCTTTGTTTTCTGTTTATTTAGCATGGTCGTAGTAAAGCTAGCAGGGAAACAGAGATACATGCGAAAATAAACTTCGCTTTTGCTTGTGTTTTGCTTGACAAGGTATTGCACCCAATACAGCCACGGCGCAAACGCGCCCGATACCACGCCACCACGGTCACGGAGAGGAATTCACGGAAGATCGAGAAATACCCATTACCGCCATAATCGCCCGTTTCCCACCAATGCCCCGGAATTCGACCGCACCACGTCCCCGCCACGCGACATCGACACAGCCCGGCATACTATGACGCCCCCGAATATCAGCCCACACGCTCCCGCCATCATATCACGGACACCTCGAAATCCCCACGCCGTTGTCTTGCCGTATGCCGTTTCCGTCATATTGATACACACAGCACCCATTGACAAAATCACGAACGCAGGTAATATACCCCCAGTAGCTTAGGAACGGAAAGAAAGAATAGAGAGGGTATACTTGACTGTAACATAGCCTATAGCACTTGAGCAGGACACAGCCGACAAGATACCCGGCAGGCAGAACACAGCCGCACGCGCCATCATTACCCGGATGCCAGCAGAGGATCTCCACACAAACACAGCTATTGCGGAGGAAGCTCAATGCACACGCGAGCTTGTTGCAGTAGTCAAACGAGAGATCGTAGAGAGAGGGTTGAAATACAGCATCGCAGAGCCTCAAGTGCAGGAAGAGGTCCAGAAGGGCATCATCAAGGGCGTGAGGCATGTACTCAAGGACATAGACGACCCGAAGGCAGACCCACGGTACAGGCGCACGAACGCGCAAGCGCTTGACCTACTCATCAAGAACGCACGCCTGCTAGCAGACCAGAGCACAAGCAACATCAGCACGCTACACGCTATCGTCCAACGAGTAGATAGAGAGAAAGACAAGACATGAGCGCACACGCTAGCACGACAACGACCACGGCGCAGGGATGTCGAGCATATGAGCATGCTGGCACCATGCTAGCAGGAGATAGCAGGACAGCCACACGCCTACAGGCACACGGGTACGGCACACGACCACAGCTTAGGGATACCGACCATGCTAGCACGCTAGCACCGGGGGGGGGATACCGGGTACGAACCCACCGAGGGGGACGGGTACAGTATTTCACCCCCACACATCAAATGTTGTTTTTCAAGTTTGCCTTTTCCGTAGCCGTAACCCCTCTGTTTTTAATTTGTATGTGTCTAGGAGGCTCGTAGCATGAAAAACAAACCCGTATTGAGCATTATCCCTCACGAGAAAGGGCAGGGCTTACAGGTGACTTGGACAAACGGTAACCTACAGACGAAGAAGGCAGCTGTGTTTGTCGATCAAAGAGATAGCGTTATATATGCGGCAAAGGCACTTTTAGAGCTAGCAGGACATATTTTAGAGTATTGCGATAAGGAGGATTTGTAGTATGAGCTTGTTGATTGGTGGCGCGAGGCCGAACGGCGAACGGACAACGAAACAGGAGGGCGACTTATGAGCAAAGGACCACTATTCGCCGTACACACGCATCAGACTGAAAAATCAGGGGAAGTCGAGATATCGCTCACATTTCGAGGCTTTGAGCGACACGAGGAGCCTCTTGTGGTGAAAGGGACGTTCTGTAGGGGTGATGATCTTGAAGCGGTCATTAAGGAGTTACGTTGGATGGCAGACGTATTGGAGAAGTAATTGATGCTAGCACGGGGGATGGTCGGATATCGCTTAGGGAAAATGAAGTCCTGCATACAGTCGCAGGCGGCCTATCAGAGCTGTTTCGTGTTCTCCCGTTTGAAGATGTTGCCGATACTCTGTGCTAGCTTTTTAACTGGAAAGGAGGCGTAATGCCTACGTTTAATTCGGAGTCGAATGAGAAAGTCGTACTGAGGGTGATTGATTGGTCGCCGAACGGGGATGCTGTCGTAAAGGGCTGTAAGCTCGGATATGAACGCTCCCCCGTGATGTGTCAGGGCTGTAGCTCGTTCCGTGGGAGTCTCGATGATTCTCACCGTGCGGAGCCTATCCTTCAGAAGTCCGTGGGACAGGACAGGTGGGACAGGGTGTCTTCTATCAGGTGTGCGATGATTCAGCGCCCTGAGACGACAAAGAAGAACGCTCATAGCCCGGCGATGAAGAGACAGCTAGCAGCAGCTCAGAAGAAGATTGCCGCTGATAAGCTAGCAGCAAAGAAGAAAGAAGCAGGAGAATAATCTATGACGCAGGCAGCGGTAGCGGAATCCGAAGTAGATCAGATCGAGAAGCGGTTGAATGACCCTGAAGGTCAGACCGCTGACGCTATCGCTCGTTGGAGGGACGACCCCGAGGCATTTGTCCGTGAGGCTATCGGGGTCAATGAGCGTGCTAAACGTGGTTTGAAGATATCGAAACAGCAGAAGCAGGGATTGACTGAACTGCGAAACCTCGTTAGAGCGAAACACAAGCTATGGAGACAGGAAACATACCCGGAACGCAATATCGTTCTGACCCCCGAGGAGATAGAATACTCCGAAAAACTCGGTATTTCGATCATGTCTGGAAAGGGAACAGGCAAGGATACGTTCTCATCTTGGTCGATTATCTGGTTTATGACCTGTTTCCCATTCCCTAAAATCCCCTGTACTGCCACTTCTGCCGGACAGATCGAGTCTGTGCTGTGGTCTGAGATATCGAAGTGGTTGCACCTTCAGAATGAGGCCGGTGATTTCGTGTGCGTGGTCAGGGATGTCTTTGAGCTTCAGGCAAAGCGCATGTTCTATAAACTCCTGCCGAAAGATCAGAGGGGCAAGGAATGGTTCGCTGAGGCTCGTTCGGTCAATAAGCATGATACACACGAAGCTCAGGCTCAGACGCTAGCAGGACGGCATACGGACTATATGCTGTATGTGGTTGATGAAGCTAGCGCCGTGCCGGACCCGGTGTTTACGATCTTTGAAGGTGGTCTGACGCAGAAGTGCAATATCATCATGCTCATATTCAACCCCACTCAGAGGAGCGGATACGCATTTCATACGCATTACGGAACGGCTGAATCGCGGAAACCGTGGATTCTGCTACAGTGGGATTCCGAGAAAAGCGAGCTTGTATCGAAGAAGCAGGTTGAGATGATGGCGGCTAAACACGGGCGAGAGAGCAATGCCTTTCGAGTACAGGTTCGAGGGGTTCCTCCTCTTGTCGATGATGATACGCTCATTCCTGACGATTGGGTTTACTCGGCTGTCGAGAAGTGGGAAGACATGGTTCCATCCACAAGTGACCCGGTAGTTATTGGATGTGACCCGGCGCTTGGTGGCGGTGCAGAAGCAGTTATAACCGTGCGGAAGGGGCCGAAACAGTTGAAGCAATGGATTTATCCCATCATTGCAGATCACAAGGAACTCGGCGCTCATGTGGTCACGAAGGCCAACGAGTACGAGGCTGATGCCATATTCATAGACGTGATAGGGATTGGTGCTAGCGTGTGTACTTATGTCAAAGAATTTTATGATAGGCGAAAGACTCATGCTGTTGATGTTCGCCGGAAGACCTCAGACAGTAAGAAATACCCACGGTTGCGTGACGAGCTGTGGTGGAAGTTCCGTGACCGATTCCGTACTGGAACGATTGCAATTCTTGACGACGAGATACTGAGAAGTCAGCTTTCGAGCATCAAAGTCAAGAAGCCTGACGCGCAGGGCAGAATCGGCGTGGAAGATAAAAGAGATTTTACTAGACGTGCGGGTGGAGGAAACCTTGACAGGGCTGATGCTCTCATGCTAACATTTCGTATGAACGATGAAATGCTAACTACAGCGAAAGAGCAAGACGAGGAAGACGCTTACGAGCGTAGGGATGAAAAATGGGAAGATAACGAGGGAAGTTGGATGGGTTCTTAGATTAGGAGGTCGCTTAAATGGTTGAGAGTATTGCTAAACCTGAAAAAGAAGAAAAAGACAGTTGGGCTGAAGCAACTATTTTCGTAAACAAGACCGGCGGACGCATCACTCGTTTTGAAGAAGTGAAGCAGGGTATGGGTTCTGCGGACGCTTACTTTGAAGGCGAGGCCGAGATACTAGACGAGACAAATCAGAAAGCGTGCATAGCAAAGTTCCCCATCAAGGCTAATAACATCCACGAAGCGAGACAGAAGTTTGAAGCAAACAAAGCGACAGCTCACAAGAGATTCGTTAAAGATAACTCGAAACCGCAAATCATAACAGGTATTCCGCCGTTGGTTCCGAAGATAGATAACTAGGGAGGGCATTATGCCAGATATAGTCCGCACTTCAACAGTTGAACGTCATTGGCACGCGTTGTATCAGAAGGACGATGGCACGGGCTATACCTCTGTGGATAAAGACCACGGACACATTGCGAGTCGGCAGGTAATTCAGGAACCGCAGTTTGACGAAGTAGGCAATATGATCGCAGAGCCTATCATGGGAGACTTTCAGATTGAGCCTGCCGGAGAGGACGGACACATTCACGACATACAGGAAATCGCGTTTGTAGAGCCTGAAGAAGAAGACGCTGACGATCTCAAAGCCGATTACTTCCTTGCGTATGATGAAGTCGAGAGGCACGAGAAAACCCCGTATGACATCGCAGGTACAGCAGAGGATTTCTATAGTGGTGATGGTCAGTGGCCTGCCGACATGAAAAAGAAGCTGAAGCGACAGGACAGGGCCGCGCTCACGCTCAATGAGATCGAGCCGAAACTTGACTTGCTCTCAGGATATCAGCGTGACAATCGCGTAGACATTCGGTATCTACCCGTTGAGGGTAGCGACGCGAAGATGGCGGACATCCTGAATATCATTGTGAAGAACGTAATGAGTCAGAATAACTTTCAGAGCGAAGAGACAGAAGTGTTTGACGATCAGACTATAGCGGGACGCGGAAACTTTAATATCTACATGGACCACAACGAAAACCCCGAAGGCGATATAGTCATTGAGCATTTCCCGTGGCAGGACGTTATCTACGGTCCTCACCAACGCAAAGACCTCAAGGATTGCGAGATACTTTTCAAGAAACAGTGGTGGTCGTTGCGGAAGACGCGTGAGACATGGCCTGACAAGAAAGACGATCTCGGGCAACAGATAAAGCCGGTAAGCGGAACGCCGACAGACGGCATCACTCAGGTTGAAGGACAGCAGTACGACATCCCGCAAGCGAACGATTCTCCGCAACTCGGAAACAACGTCATTAAGAGCAGGTTCATCAATAGCTCAAAGAAGACCGTCCTTGTCACCGAACGGTGGCTGAAGACATACAAGAAGGTGGTTGTGCTATTCAATCAGGAAGACGGTACGTTTATCAGCACAGAGGATTGGGAAGAGGGAGCTGAGACAAAAGCTAGCACGCTAGCAGGGTTCAGCAAGATCAATCAGCGTGTCACCCGCATGAGAGTAACGACGTTCGCAGGGGTCGATAAATAGTTGACGACGATATGCCGGACCTCGCAGTTCAGGACTTCGAGCTTGTTCCCGTGTACTGCAAAAAAGCGCAGAGCGAAAAACGGTGATTCAAACTGGTGGGGCAAGGTCAAGCCTGCTATGGACCCGCAACAGGAAATTGACAAACGCAGGAGTCAGATTGTTGACATCCTTAACCGAGTCGTGGCTTACGGTTGGTTCTACGATGATGATACATTCCCGAGCAAACAGGAAGAAAATAATTTTAGGGACAATTCATCGAAGGCTGGATTTACTCAGAAGATTAACGATGCAGCCCGTCCGCCGAAACAGGTAGAGGGTACAAAGTTCCCGTCTGAGGTTGCGAACATGATTCAGATAGACAGGAACATGCTGTTCGACATTATGAACATTCCTCCGGCGCTAGCAGGACAGGAGAATGGACGACAGAGTGGTATCGCAATCAGAGAGAAGAAGCGTCAAGGATTGCGCGGTAATCAATTCCTATTTGACAACATGTCAATAGCGAAGCGGAAGATTGCACGCCTGCTAGCAGCTCTCGTTCAGAAACATTATACTGCCGATCGTATCTTGCGAATCGTAAGGAGTTCAGCAACACAGGCAGCGCAAGACCAGATGAATCCTGTTGAAGAGACAAAGATCGGCGATACCTCAGCGATGGAGATTACGATTGAGGATGTCGAGGAACTGCTCAATAATAACGATCTCACAAAATACGACGTTGAAGTTGCGGAAGCTCCGTGGTCGCCGACAATGAGGCAGGCTACTCTCGAAGAGTGGAGTACGCTCGCACAAAACGGCTTCCCGGTCCCGCCGGAGTTCTTGCTCGACCTCACAGACCTACCGCATACGCAGCGTGAGGGCGTTAAACAGCTAGTATCAGAGCAGAGAGAGCAACAGCAGAAGCTCGAAGAGGGCAAGATAGAGGCTGAAGTTGCTAAGAGCCAGATAGCTGCTCAGGCGAAACAGGGGGGAGGCGGTCAGCAACAGTGAAAGAGAACTGGAAAAAAATCTTAGCAGAAGTATTGACAAAGCTATTGCTGATGGGCGATACTTTCACAGGGAAGGTTGAAGTGAATTTTAACGAGGGAGGAATAACATGTGTGAGTAAGACTGAGACGTTACGATAAACGGTTAGTATTTAACTCGCGCAGAGCGAGAACTGAATAACCCGGAAGTGGTCTAGTCAACCGCTTTCGGGATTTTTTGTGACTATTTGTTGAAGGAGGTGACGTGTGCCTGAAGCCATGATAGCGCCTACGGCTTCTGACAAAGGGGTAGAGGATTTTGACTCCGACGCGCTCGCCGGTTTGTCCGACGAAGACCTTGCTGCAAGGCAAAAGGAAATCGACGACAAGCTAGCCATCGAAGACGGTGGCGAGGCCGAGCCTGTGAAAAAGGAGGAAGTCGCTACGCCAGAATCAGAGGGCGAGGACGAAAAGGCTGGTGGGGACGAACCGGACCCGGAGGCTCTTGAAAAAGAGGCGAAGGTGGAGGAGGAAGCGGGCGAGGAGGAGGAGGTGGTTGTTGGTAGCGAGGAAGAGGAAGCTGCCAAAGCTGAGGTCGCCAAAGACGCTCGTATTGCCGAGCTGGAAGCCGAAAAGAAGACGTTGCAGGAGCGTGCTGACACACAAGGCAATGAATTGGGGCTGTTGCGAAAGAGAGAGGAAACTCTTTCTCAGCATAAGCCAACGTCCGACGAGGAGTGGGAAGCGTTGAGGGAAGATAACCCGCGCGAAGCTGTGCGGCGTGAACGAGAAGATTCAGAGGTTGAAGCTGAAAAGCAGACGGTGAGAATCGAGAAGGAACGGTTAGAGGGTAAGATCAAAGTTCAGAGTGCTGTACCTGATCTTGAGGCGATATTGCCGGACATTGCGGCGATTGCTCAGGAAGACGGTTGTACCTCTGATGAGGTCGCATACCTGAAAGCCAATCCCTATCTCGTGGAGCCAAGTCAAGTAATTGGTTGGGCTGCACGCTCACGGACTCGCTTGAGGCTTCAGAAGTTGGAAACCGAGAACGAGACGTTAAAGCGTTCCGGCAAGACAACGGCTGAAAATATCGTTAATGCTGCTAAGGCACGCCCTAAAGTAAAGGGCGCGTCAGGGCAAAGCGGTGGTAAAAGTTCCTCGACAGCACTCCTAGAATCGGAAGACATAGCCTCGGCAGATACGGACGCGTTGAAGGCGCGTCTTAAAACTCTGCAAGAGGAAGAAGCCTAATATCTAGGAAGGCGGTGATGTAGCGTGGCAAAGTATAACATTGCGACAGGAGCAGGCGAGGCGAAACAGGTATGGGATGAAGTTCTATTCCGTGATGTTGTCAAAACGTCCTACTTCATGCCGCGCTTCGCAAGCACTTCCGGTAAAAGTATAGTCCATATCAAGCGCCAGCTCGAAAAGCAGAAGGGCGAAACGATCAATTTCGCTATCCGTATGCGTCTTGCTAAGGACTTCATCGTTGACGGGCAGTCGGAAGGTAACGAGTATAATATGACGACTAATACTTACTCGCTTACTCTCCATAAGTACCGTATGCCTATCAGAGACAACGGTGAGCTTACCCGGATACGGCCCCCGTGGAATGTGACGAACGAACAGCGGGACGCTGTAGTTGAAAGTTCAGGCGAAGCGATTGACAAGTTGATCTTCACAGCTATTACCACGAGTCTGACTCGTGTGTTTTACTCGACGGCTGCTGTTACGCCGGTGACTACGAATACGGCGGCGACGGCTAAACTGGCGCTGACGACTTCAAGCCTCATTTTCCCGAAGCTCATCAGTTTCGCAAGAACGTGGGCGCTCACAGGTGGAAACAGAACGCAGACTCCTCTCCGTCCGGTCAAAGTGGATGGAAAGAGTTACCTTGTGTTGCTGGTTCACCCGGACGTGCTTTACGATCTCGAACAAAACGCCGTCTGGACACAGGCTGCGCGTGAGGCGTTGGAAAGAGGACAGTCCAACCCGATTTTCACACACGCGAAGTATGTGATCGGCGGTGTCGTAATCCACGAACACGAGAACGTACCGATTGCTAGAGACGCTGGTGCTAGCGCGGACGTGCCGTGGGCGAAGTGTGTTCTCATGGGCGCTCAGGCTATCGTATGGGCGTGGGGCAGACGGGGTGAACTGGTCACCAGAGACTTTGACTATGGCGATGAGATCGGTATGGATTGGTCAGCAATAGCCTCCACTGGCAAGCCTGTTTTTGACAGTGTGGACTATGGTTCGGCTGGTTTTTACGTCGCCAGAACTCGCGTAAGCGACGCCGCTTAGAAAGGAGCTGAGACAGTATGGCTATTACAAGACTGAACAGACGTGATAACCAGAAACTCCATCAGTTCCTTGATGGGGTGGGCGGAACTGCCGAAAACAGGATTGACTTCGCGGCCAATCCTGCGTGTTCAGGGGACGTTGTTCAGCTAATGGATATCCCTAACGGTGCGCTGGTAAAGACGGTTCGGACGCGCATTGCAACGGCTGAAGGTGGCACGGCTACTGCGGACCTCGGGGACGCAAACGACCCGAACGGTTGGAACGACGCCGTGAATCTGAACGCTACTGCTGCCGTGATCGAAATAACCCGCGATGCTGACCCGTATTACGCGGGTCGTGCGTTTGAGGTTGCTGACGTGCTTGACATGACGTTGGATCACGATATGGACACGGGCATTGTTGACGTGTTCATGGACTACGTTATGATCGAGAGGTATGCACCGTAGGTTAAGATTACTCCGGGGGGAGTTTCATGCTCTCCCCGGAGTAATCTTAACCTACGGTGCATACCTCTCGATCATAACGTAGGTTAAGATTAC